TTTAATTCAATAAAAGTGGTTTCTAAACTCATTAAATATCCTCTACTGTAGTTATTGGGTTTTTTAAATCTATAGTTGTTATATGTTGAACTTCTGTTTTAGCATCTTCTTTAGATCTATCTTCGGTATTTAAAGAGTCTAATTTTCTATCTATATCTTCTGCTATGCTTTCAAAAAAACTTACATTAAAGTCTGCTTCTAGTTGTGGCTCTGGGTATTTCATTCTAATTAGTTCTTTTTTATAAGTTGTTTGAGCATATCTAATACCATTTATAACAGGAAAAGTTATCTGTAAATTTTTATTACTCATTTTAAAAATTAAAAGTGACAGTTAAGTTTCCGCTACTTGCAAAATCATCTCCAGCAGTATTCAACCAACGAAGTAAAGTATAAGCTCCGATAGTATTTCCTGTGAAATGGTCTATGCCGTCTCTTTGTACAATAGAGCCAGAGCTTGTGCCAGATACTGAAGCCACGCTTGCTAACATAGTGCCATTAGCTGAAAAAGATACAGAAGTAAAAGGCATGCCTGTAAAAGCTCCTGTGCCTGTTTGACCATTTGTGCCTAAATGCCCTGCTATTAATACTATAAAATAACCTACTTGGAGACTGCCTCCTCTTTGAGTCGCAATTCCATAACAAGTAAATGTGCCATCAGTTCCTGCGTTTGTGCCTCTAAATTTATTCATGTCTATCGTTCCAGAAGATGGTATAGCTCCAGAATTACCTGTTAAATCTGCTCCCGATATTTTTGCAATACTTGCTGAGTCAGCTCCTATATTTGAAGTAAAAAGTGAAAAAGCTTGTCCACTTCCCATAGCGTTTGGATTTGCCCAGCCTTGTAAGTCATTTGTATATGTGCTTTTTCCAGAGCCACCTGTAGATGCAGTTCTAGCTATGGTGCTTGTATTGTTTGTGCTTGAAGTGTTAGCTTTTACTAAACTGCCACCGCTGTAGTATTCATTTAAACTAATGGGATTGCTACCGCCATACTCGGTTTGTACATTAGCGAATGATACTGCTCCTGAACTTGAAATTGCCATTAATTATTCCTTTTTTCTAACCAATTCGCTTTTTCCATTTTTTGATTTTCTGAAAATATTCTATTCCAATTTTCATGCTCTTGAAAAAGTTTAGGCGTTTGTTTCCATATACTTGAAGCTAAATTTTTTCTTGTGCCTTTGTGTATTTTAGTGACTCTGTGCATTTGAGCAGAGTCAATCAAAACAAATCTGTTTTGTTTTGGCAAAATTCTTTCTACAGCTTCTGTATCTATATTTAAAGCACTTTTACATTGTGTTTCTAAATCTAACCTATCATTGTATGGAGCTACTTCCATTACTCCACCACATAAATCAGGGCTTACTTCAACATAATAAACCAAACTTTTATCTGCTATTAAATATTCGTCATTAACATAATGCGACTCACAAGTATCTTGATGCCATTCTAAAAAACCTATATCTTCAAATACTCTTGACCAATATTCAAAACCACCTTGTAGATAATCGTTAGGATCTATTAGATCTTCCCATAACAGTTTTATAACTTCTTCAACAGGGTTTCTTGGATTTTCTGCCCACCAACCTTTCCAATAGTTATACATAGGCATTGTTTGATATGCTTTAGTTTCTGCTAAATTAAAGTCTAAAGTTAAAGCATTATCTTTAACTAACATTATTTATCCTCTAATTCTTTTACTCTGGCTGATAAATCTTTTACAGCTTCAATTAATACTGCTGTCAATCTGCTGTAATCTACAGACTTGGTACCCATCTCATCATCAGCAGTTAATACTATTTCTGGTAATATTTTTTCTACTTCTTGAGCAATAACACCTATGTTTTCTTTTTCGTCTCTGGTGTAAGTGACACCTCGTAATTGTTCTACTTTATCTAAACCATTTTCTATAGTTTCGATATTATCTTTCAGTCTTTCATCTGAGTAAGCTGTGACATTATCGTTAAAGGTTGCAGCACCTGCTTCTGACATATCAAGGGTAAGAGCAGTTATTCCAGAGCCACCATCTGTGCCTGTAAATATCATATCCGCATCACTTACGCTGCTTCTTATTACAAAATTATTACTGCTGTTTTCAAAATAACCTATTAGAGTTCCACCATCTTTAAAATTAACAAAACCGCCATCTGCATCAAGGTCTATATCTCCTGCAACATCAATCGTCATATCCCCAGAAGTGTTTGCTATATTTCCATTTATAGTTAATGTTTCACTTGGGCTCGTTGTACCAATTCCAACAAGACCGCCTGTAGTTATAAATAAATCTGGGTCTCTAAAACCACCACCAAGACCAAAACCACCAGATTGGACTCCTACATTTCCTTTTACAGTTCCACCATTAGCAAATAACATGACTCCACCTGCACTTGCTATTCTATCAAATAGTGCTCCATCTCCAGACATTTCAACGTGAAATGGTCTGCTTGGTGATGATGTACCAATCCCAACTCGCCCACCTTCTGAATAGTCAATTCGCATAGCTTCTATTTCAGTACCACCATCATTTCCTCTAAAGATAGTATCTTTATCTTGAACAGAAGAACGTATCGTCACGTTAGATGAACCTAAATCAATTTGACCTACCTCAGTTCCATCATCCTGTAATTTTATATTTTCGCCACCTGCATCTAAGGTAATATCTCCAGATACATCTAAAGTTAAATCTCCTGTTCTAGTAATTGTTCCCCCGCCAATATCAACAGAGCCATTAAACGTTGCTCTACCTGCATCAGAATAATCAATAGTCAGACCTGTTATTAATCCACCGCCATCAGCATCATATCCTTTTAAAATAAAATCTTTATCATTCAAGTTATTTTGAATAGTGAAATCATTATTATCGGTTTTTATAAACGCAATCGTATTAGAAGAATTTTTAAAACTAAAATCATCTCCAGGAGCATTAAATTCTAAGTCTCCTGAGCCATCTATAAATACAGCTTTACTTGCGGGTAATGTACAAAATACATCTTTAGTTCCTGCGGAAAAGTTTACTGCTGAGTCAGAATTAGAACTGCTGATAATCGTAGTTCTTGATAATGTGTCGGGAGAAGAATCTGATACTGTACCGAGACCTACTTCAAACTCATCTGCTGACTGATGTACTATCGCATAATAAGTCGTATTGGTATTACCTATACCTGCTACAAAAGTTTCAAAGCCAGTTTCGGCTCCAGCTAAATTGACTGTACCTGTACCAGTAGAAGTGGTGGTTTCTTTTACCCTATCGTTTAGGACAAGAGCCATGCTCTCCTCCTAAGCTATTCTAATAATAGCTGTACTTGCTGCTGCCGCAGGAAAAACTATAGTGAAATCACCTGCTGTAGAAGTTTTATCTCCACCAAAATCTATAGTGGCTACAGATTTATTAGAATCAGAACTGTTATAGATCATACAACCTCTAGCCGTAACAGTAGCAGTTCCAAAAGTTAAATCTGAAAAATCTGTAATTGCAGTAGTGCCATCAAGAGAAGGGGTTACATTAGTTAATGTTCCACCCCCTGAAGTATAATTAGTTCCACTTACTTCTTGCGAAGTTGTAAAAGAGGTTGTAGTGGCTCCAAGAGTTGCAGAGCTAGTGTATAAAGCTAGTTTGTAAGTATCTCCCGAACTATTGGTAAAATTATGATTACCAAGTAGCAACTCTTTCTTAAAACTAGAGGTTAGTGTGGAAGTAATAGCCATAATTTACCTTTAATTTTATTTAATAATTTTTGCTAATTCGTTTTCTCCACTTTTAATTAAATCTTGTTTTAAAGTGGATTGATATGATTTTATAGCATTTTTTATGTAAATTAAACAAACTTTATAAATTAGCTCTCTAAAAGCTTTTGCCTGTTCTTTTACATGTGGTTCATTATCTTCAGAATAACATACTATTTTTTCAGTTAGTCTTTCAGCCCAAAACTCAGGAGGATGCCCTCCATAATTAGTAGTTTTTGTTTCAACTAGACCAAGCTCAAAAGAAACTTCAGGGGTTATTTTATCTACCATTTTTTTGGCTCTCCAAGAACATTAGGATCATTTCTATCTACCATAATAGGAGTTCTTTCTGGCCTTACTATAGAAGATTCGTACTCGCTTTTTTTCAGAACTTTTAATTTTTTTTCTTCATCTAACACAACAACCATAGGATCTTTTAATCTATGGTAGCCATATAATTTATCTTGAGCATCTTCATTTGAATCTAATAAAGCAGAGCTATTGGCAACTTCTACCTGAATATTTTTGTGCATACACTTATCTAACCAAAATTCACAACACCCTCTACCAGCTTCTGCAAAGTGCAAATTACCTTTGTAACTAAAATCAATACCAAATAATTTTAAATTACCAACTTCATTCCAATAAGCAAAAGCTATTGCATAAGCAACAGTATTATTTAAATAATAACAATGAGAATCTCTAACCACTTGATGAATTGGGTATTCAACAACAGCAGGACATCTTTCATCTTTTATACAGGAATAAATTGGTTTGTCATGATTTGTTAATAACTTTCTCATAGTGTCTGTTTGTCCTCCTGCATCATCACTTTCTAAAAATCTTGATGGCGGATCCATCATAAAAACTCTATCGTGAAATATTACACTTGCAACAGAATTAATAGCCCAAACCTCATCAAAATGTATGCCGTGAGATTTAGCTAAATTATAATCATGCCAACTTCTCCCCATGCCTACTATAGCTACAGTTTTCCCTTTCAGGGATTGTATCTTCTCCATTTTTACCTCCTCTAGGTTATTTGTGAACGCAAAGAATCAAAGCGATATTCATCTCTTCTTCCTCTGCCTTCAGCTCTATTTTTTAATCTTGATATTTCTTCTTGAAATCTTCTTTCATATTGTTCTTGTAATTGAGCATCACCTTTCATAAATAAATAAGCTTCTGATAAACAAGCAAATAATAATCCATTTCTAGCATTTTTAGATAGCCAGGTTCCTGTAGTATCAGTAACTAAAGAGTTTGGCTTATATATGTATTGTAATTCTGTAACGTAATCTGAATCAGGTACTGGCGCCACAACTAAAGTAGAACCATTATTAGAGGCAGTAGATAACTCTTTATCATAATCAGCGTAATATAAAGGCTTACCTCTTAGAGAAGAATCTGTTGGATCTACAATATATTCTTGCATAAAAGAAGAGTGTTTTTTTTCTAGGTATGTGTAATCCCCACTTGAATCTTTTATAGCTATGTAAGTGCTTAGTATATAGTCTGAGGGAGCTGTTAAAAATCTATTGCCTGTAGTAAAAGTACCGCTAACATTCTTTTTAAAAAAATCAAATTGAACTAATTCAAAAATTCTTTCTTCTGCACTTTTAATAATGTCATCTAAAGTATTTACAAAAGTAGTTTCATCATTTTCTACATAGTTTTGTATCAAAGTTTTTAGCTCAGATAAAGTCATACGCTTATTGTAACACTACCAATACTAGCTGTTAAAGTAGTCATGGTAATTGTTGATCCAACAACATCTTTGTTGGTAAAAACTCTGCCATTACCAACTTCTAAATCCGTATCTGGTCTAGCTTCGTAAAGAGCTTCTGGATCTATAATATTTCTAGTGGTTTCTAATTGAGGGTGTTTTTCTTCATAACAAGAACGGCAAGTTTTGGCACCATTCCATTCTTTTTTTAAATCTTTGTATTTATATTTAAATCCACATCTATCACATAATCCGTATGCAAATTTACCACTTGCATAAGCCATTAAACACTCCTTAAATGTGGCCTTATTCTAAAACTAGCTCTATCTTCGTCTTGGTCAGCAGCTCTTCTGAATTCTTCTTCATAGATTGCTTTAAGCTCTGCTGTTCTTTGTGGAGCTCTTTTTATACTAATATAGTAAGCAAGACCTGCTGAAAAACATGGATAAAATCTAAAAGGCAAATCCATTGTGTTTGTTGCAGTATCGGCATCATCCATTCTAACTAACTTATTAAAAACCAAAATATCTGTAGAATTTTCTGGTGTAGGATAAACCTTAATTGCAGGTGTTGTTTGCTTGTCAAAAAAGAATTGATTAGGTCTAGCTTTTGTATCTTTGTTTGGGATATTTAAATATTCACTTCTACTTATTCTGCTCATATTAGTGTCTGTATTTACAGAATTAGTTGTTCTTCTAACAACCATATCTAAAATATCTATTACATTAGAATCCAAACTGTAGCTATTGGTTCCTTCTGTTACTGTTTGAGTAGTTTGCTCAATAGTCCATTGGTTAAGACCTCTGTTAGCCCACTCAGCTAACATGATGTTAATAGACCTTTTTGCAGTTTTTAAATCATACCCAGTTCTGAGTTCTATACCACATCTTTCAAAAGCTTCTTCTATAAACTCAGTTACATTTGGTTCAAAATTTGTGCTACCTGATAATGCCATTAATCTTCATATAAGTTATCAAAAGTTATTGCAGGATCTAAGTAACTTTCATGCCCTTCAGCAGAGTGTGTCCATTGTGAAGGTTTGAAGTCAGGAGCACCATCTCCTGTTACCCAAAGAGCAGGACTTGTAGCCCTTACTCTGTTGTTTGGTAAGGCTACTAAGTTACCTTTCCATTTACAATCTTCTGTTATATATAATACATGAGATTGTTTATGTTGTGCACTATCGTCAGCAATATCGGAGTCAGTATAATCAACAGTAAACAAATATCTGCCTTTAAAAAATTCGCCATCTAATTTACAAAGCCAAGGTGATGAGCTTACTCTATCCATAACTATTACTGAGTGGTTTCTAGATTCACAATCCCAAGGTTGTGCAATATGATCTTCCATTGGTTCAGGAAAATCATCCATAGGAATATCAGCCACTAAAGCTTGAATAGGCATTCTAGCCCACATAGCTCCGCCATGGATATTTGGCTCGTTGTTATCTTCACAATCTGACTCACAACCCGTAAAGACTACTTGAAAACTCAAAGACCTATCTGGAATAGTATTAACTGCAATAACTAAAGCATGTAAATACTCGTCATGATATTTTTCGTGATTGTGAGTAAATTCCCTTCTTACCCAACATTTAAAATGTGGGACATTACTAAGTAAGTATGACATAAATGTAAGTTGTTTTTTAAACTAAAAAGTTATTTCTTTTTACTGTTTTTGTTTAAAGCTCCGCCCTTAGATTTTTTCATCATAGAACCCCCTTTTGATTTCTTCATTAAAGAACCGCCTTTAGATTTCTTTAATATAGAACCGCCTTTAGATTTTTTCATCATAGATCCACCCTTAGACTTCTTCATTAAAGCTCCGCCTTTGGACATCTTTCTTACGCTATACCCTTTTGTTTTTTTATAAGTCATTTTTACCTCAAGATATACTTGTTACTTTTCTACGGTTATTCATAACTTTACCGCACCCTTTTGCAATAAATCCGCCATTTTTCATTTTTACTCTATTTTGTTGAGCCATAGCTTTTTCAATAGCCATACCTCTTTTCTTTTCGTAAGAAGAAAGTTTGCCGTCTTTATTTAAATCTGCTTTGTTTTTATCTTTTACCATTTCGCCACCTCTTGACTTTTTTTGCCAACTAATCCTTTCTGGACCAGTTTTCTTTTTGGCTGCTGAAGTACATTGAGCCATAGTTGGGCGACAAGCGGGGTATGCTCTTTTTTCGCCTTTTTTACGACCACATGGTTTTCCTGTTTTACAGTCAACCCATCCTTTTCCGTCATTTTTTGCAAACCAATCTCTTAATGAATTTTTAGACATTATCTTAATCTTTCTTTCATAACTGCACCTTGACCTCTAATAGATACAAAACCACCTCTTGATTTTTTTATTGGTTTTTTCTTTTTAGAGTTGCCCCAATTTGCAGCTCCTACTTTTCTACATTTGCTTAAAGCCCCACTTGCATAAGCAGAAGGCCAAACATCATACCTTGCTTTTACTTTATGATAACAAGCGTCTTTTTTTGTTTTTTCACCCATACTAACAATCCCAATCTTTTCTAGCCCAATAGTTAGCACTACATCTATCTGTTGTGCCCTTCATACCACCACTTCTTGAACAATAAGATTTTTTTCTTGATTTTGTATTTTTGTGCATACCTAATTTGGCATCACCAAAGGTAATTCTTTTTACTCTTTTGCTTTCGCTACTACATCCCATAACGAAAACAACTTTTCTTTTTTTGCCATAGCCAGGCTCTCCTTTACGGAGAGCTCTTGGACTATTCAAAGTTACTTTTTTGCCTTTATATTCAGCCATTATTCGTAGTCTTTAACTAATTCTAAAATTATAGAATAGGTATCGCCTGAACTATGTCCTACTGTAGTGAAATCAATATCGCCAGTTTTACCAGATCCCGCATTATTTGGAATACCAGTAAAAACGTCAGAATAATATTCATCACCAGTAGAGTCAGCAGGTAAGCCTGTTATTAAAACATTAGCAGTAGCGTCAAATTCAAT